TGGAGACGCCAAAGGAGCGCCCGGCGCTACCCACGCCGACGGAGCGGCCGGCGCTGCCCAACGTCACACTGGAGCGGCCCTCGATCAAAGACATCGAGATGAAGTACGAGCCGAAGGAGGTAGGCCCGCCCCAGCGCCAGGACGGCGGCACGATCGGCTCAGTTCGTCGCAAGCCTAAGCCTGGAGAGAGTAGAGAGCCGCCGCCGCTGACCGGCCCGGTCGAAGGGCTCAAGGACGGCGGCGATAGCGGCAAGTGGATCGGCAAGGCACGCGCCAGCATGGAGCGCCGCGGCACCGTCGGTTCACTGCGCAAGGCGATGGGCACCAAAAGCGGCGAGACAATCCCGACATCGAGCCTGCAGGCTAAGAAGGCGCAGGCCAAGCGCACCGGCAACACCAAGATGATGCGCAAGGTCCAGTTTGCGCTCAACGTGAGGTAATAGGCTTCCCTTACCACAGGGAAGGGAGAGGCTGGATTTCTGCGGTGATTGTCCTCCCGTGGTGACGGTCTGGTCTCTCCACATATTCGAGGAGCACAGTGATGGCGCTTAACAGCTTCGTCATTCCGCCGACCACGCCGGGTGGAAGCAAGACGGTTGGGATGAATCCGAAGCTCCCCGGTACGCTGTATGTCTACACGACGGGCGCCGCTAACTATGATGTGCAATGCACTCTTGACGATCCAATGACGACTCCGGCAGCGAACGTGCGCTGGGTGACATCTCCCGAAGTTCCCCCAGGTCAGACCGGCAGCTACGCCGTCGCACTCAAGACGCCCATGTTTGGGATTCGAATCTACGTGAACAGCAACGCCGCGGCGATCGAGGTCAGGGTATTGCAATAATGGCAGCGCCTCCGGCCAGTGGCACCTACGCATGGTTTCCCCCGTTCTCCGATGTGATCATCGCCGCATACGGGCGCTGCCAGATTCGCCGCGACGCCATCTCGATGGATCACCTGTTCGACGCGGCGATGGCGGCGAACCTGCTGCAGGTCGACTGGTCGAACGAACAGGTCAATCTGTGGACGGTTGACTTACAAGTCATCAATCTGATCCCCGGCGAGCCCACCTACGACGTCGATCCGTCGACCGTCATGATCATGGCGGCATGGATATCGACCGGCACCAATCCGGTGAAGGATAGGATCATCATCTCGACCGATCGCGATACCTACGCGGCCTATCCCGACAAGACCACGCCCAACCGGCCGACGGTGTACTGGTTCAACCACACGATCGAGCCGACGATTACGCTCTGGCAACCGCCGGACGACGCCGAGCCCTATACGCTCAAGTTTTTCCGCGCCCGCCAAATCCAGGACGCCAGCGTGCCGGGCGGCATGACGCCGGAGGTGCCGTATCGTTTCCTCGAAGCCTACGTCGCCGGGCTCGCCTTCAAGCTGGCGGAGTTGTACGCGCCCGGCCGCATGACGGAACTGGCACCGCGTGCGGTCGGCGCCTTCACCAAGGCCAAGGACCGTGATGTCGAGAACTCGCCGCTACGTATCGTGCCGGCGATGAGCATCTACACCAACGCGGCATACTGATGGGCACATTCGCACCAAAGGGCCACGCCAAGGTCGATCCGCAACGCCCGGAGGCGTTTGCGATCTGCGACTGCTGCGGCTTCCAGTACAACCACCGCGACCTGCGCTGGCAGATGGCGTGGTTCGGCAAGGAACTGCGCAGCACCGGCTGGCTGCATTGCCCGACCTGCCTGGACAATCCCAATCCGACGATGCGGCCTATCGTCCTTCCGGCCGATCCCGTGCCGATCCTCAATCCGCGCGCGGAGAAGCACGGCCCGGACAAGACCACGCCGGAATACAAGCCGCCGATCATACCGTAGGAGCAGATATGGCGAACGTACTCTATCCGCTCTGGAAAGACTCGGTGATGACCGAGTTGGATGCGAACAACTCCCTCGATCAGATTGGAGTCAACGCACCCTATCTCGCGGTGGTGACACTTGGCGTCGGCGGCTACACCTATTCCGACAGCCACCAATACTTCTCCAGCGTTTCCGGCACGCCGGCGCCGCCGGTGGCGCTCAACAACAACATCCTAGTCTCGAACATCTTCAAGGCCGACACCGCGGTCTTTATCAACGTCACGGGAACGAGCATCGGCGGGCTGATCATCTATCGCCACAACAGCGGCGCTAGCTCGACTTGGCGGCTGGTGCTCTATGAGGATACCGGGATCACCGGCTTCCCGATGGTGCCAAACGGCGGCAACCTGCTGATCACTTGGAACACACAGGGGATATTCGCGCTATGAATGATCCTTTGGTCGAAGCGGTCAAGAATGCGGGAAACCTGCAAGAGATTTGGGATGCTCTCAACAAGGCGATGGAGGGCAAGCTCCCGATCGAGCAGGTCTATACCCTGGCGGTCAACCTGATCGTGCACGGCATTCGCATGACGACGCCCTCGCGCGGAGGAGCCGAGTACGTGGTCGACGACCTGTTCCGGCGCGCCAAGAACCTGACGCTGGCGCACTACGACAGCGTGACCGGCAAGCGCAAGGTGCTGTTCCCCTATTCGCAAATGGTGAAGGCGCCGTTCCACGTGAACGAAAGCCAGATATTCCGCCCCGACGGCAAAGGCAGCTGAGGATGAAATGCAGCCAGCACAGCTACCCTTGGACATCTACCGCGGGGATAGCGCGCACCTGCGCGTGAGGCTGTGGGCTGATCCTGACAAGACCATCCCCGTCGATCTGACCGGGGTTGATGCCAAGTCCCAGATACGTGAGCGCCCGGCAGGCACGCAAATCACCGATCTCGTTTGCGTCGTCACGCTGCCCAACATCATCGATGTGACGCTGCTCGCCGCCGACAGTCATAAACTGCCGAGCAAGGGCGCCTGGGACCTGCAGCTGACCTATCTGTCGGGCGACGTTAGAACGCCGCTTGCCGGCCCGGTCACCGTCACCCCGGATGTGACTGACAGCACGGTGCCGTGATGGCCGATGATCCTCTCGACCTTATCGAGACCGTCGAGGTCGAGATCGTCGAGGTCGATCTCGTCCTCGATCCGGTTGAGTTGATCGAGGTCGAGGTCTCGCCACCAATCCAGGCAATCGACGTCGAGATCGAGGTCGGCGCAACCGGCCCACCCGGCGCAACCGGCCCACCCGGCGCTGATGGTCCGCCCGGCGCTGACGGCGCTGACGGTGTTAACGGCGCTGACGGTGCGCCTGGTGCTCCTGGTGCCCCCGGTGCGCCCGGCGTCGGTGTGCCAACCGGCGGCACGATCAATCAGGTGCTCGCGAAGACGTCGAGCGCTGACTATGCGACCGCGTGGATAACATCTCCTACTGGCATCCCCGAGGCGCCCAGCGATAGCAAGCTCTATGGGCGCTTCAACGCCGCCTGGGCCGTTGCTCAGCCGTTCGACGCCGATCTCACCTCGATCGCGGCTTACGCCAGCACCGGACAATGGCTCTACCGTTCTGCTGCTGACACCTGGTCGCCGGTCACTATCAGCACCGGATTGTCGTTCTCGGGCGGCACTCTGACTTGCACGGTGAGCACGGCAGGCTTGGCGACAACGACCTATGTCGACAATGCCGACGCGCTCAAGGCGAACATTGCCTCACCAACATTCACAGGCGATCCGAAGGCGCCGACGCCAACAGCGGGAGACAACGACACTAGCATTGCAACGACGGCGTTCGTGCAAGGTGCGCTGACGACGGCTTTGGGCAGCTATGTGCTCAAAGCCGGCGACACGATGACGGGCGATCTGACGATCAGCAAGGCTTCGCCGGTTCTGTATTTTGACAAAACGCTGGGAGGCGTGAACGTCGTTTACGGTCGCGTGGCCGGTGTGGCGCGCTGGGGCCTGTTTCTCGGCGAGGGCACCACGGAGAGCGGAGGCGCGAGCGGAGCCGGCGGTTCGGATTTTGTAATCCTTCGCTACAACAACTCCGGTGCCGTCTTCGGCCCGATCCCGCTCAAAATCAACCGCGCTGACGGGACGATGACGCTGGAGAGCTTGGAGGGCGGCAACGTCACCTCGCTCGTTCTCAATAAAACTGCCACCGGCGGCCGGGGCGATGTTCTCTGGGGTAGAACGAACAACCTCAATCGTTGGGCGATCAGTCTCGCCGACAGCACGACCGAGTCGGGCGCGAATGCGGGCAGCAACTTCTCCATCACCCGCTACACCGATGCCGGTGCATTCATCGATAACCCGCTCACCATCAACCGCGCGACCGGGGCGGTGGCCGCAAACATTCCGCTTCCAACGTACCAAAGTTTTACGACAGCGGGCTCCTCTGGCACTTACAACTCTCCTGCCGGGTGCAAGCGCATCAAGGTGAGAATGGTCGGTGGTGGTGGTGGTGGCGGCAGCTTCACGAATGGCAATCCTGGGACCGCCACGACTTTCGGAACCGGGACCTGCAACGGTGGTGGCACCGGGGGGACAGGCAACATCGGCGGTGGTGGCGGCGTCAGTGGCGGCAGCTTCCAGTTTTTTATGACTGGTGGGTACGGGCGATTTGGCATGCTTAGTGTCGTATCGCAGTTCGCTGGCGTGGGCGGAGATGGCGGCAGCAATCCGATCGGTCAAGGTGGCAGCGGGACCTACAACGGCCCGGGCGGAAGCCCAGTTGGTTATGGTTCCGGCGGAGCCGGTGGCGCTCCTAATGCAACCACAACGACGACACCTGGCTGCGGTGGCGGCAGCGGGGGCTATGGCGAGCAGGTACTTCCGGCCGGCTCTTACAGCTACAGCGTCGGTAGTGGCGGCGGCGGGCAGGGCGCGAACGCGGCCTTCTCCGCCGCTTCCGCCGGACTTGGCGGCGCTATCTTTGTCGAGGAGTTCTACTGATGGTCGCGCTTAACGGGCCAAATCTTTACGAGCCGCAGTATCAGCTTCAAGGTTGGTACGACGATAGCAGCAGGGTGTTGGCCTCCTGGTTTGACCGGGACATTGCAGGGTGGCTCGCCACGGACACTACAGGCACCGTCATCCCGCTGGTGCAGGCGGAAGTGCCGTTCTTCGTCAACGAGAACATCATCTTCACGCCGCCGCCGATCACGGTCGAGGTGCTGCCGCCGTTCTTCGTCAACGAGAACATCTTCTTCGTGCCGGTGGCCGCTCGCATTGTCGGCCGGCCGGACCAGATGATCAAGAACGAGGTACGGCGGCGGCGCTAGAATCAGGTAGGCTTGAGCCATGTATGCCGGGATAGATTTTAGCCCCCAGGAGAACGAGGAATCCGAGGTGCTTGGCTTGGATTTCGTCAACGATTTGCAGCACGACGAAGTTCTGATGTCGTCGGTGTGGGACCTTTCCGCCGTCTCCGGCATCGACACCGATCCCAACGCTCACCTGGAGGGGCCGTCGTTCATCACCGAGCCCTACGGCAGCATGCGCAAGACCGCGACTATCCAGCGTGTCGGCGGGTTGTTTCCCGGTGTCACCTATCGCGTGCGCGCCAAGTGCATCACCACGCTGGGCAATGAAATCCATCTGTGGTCGCATATCCGAGGGGTGACGTCGCTCACATGACCTACGACGAATGTGTCTCCTGGCTCAAGACGATGCTCAGCGTCGAGATGAACGATGAGGACGTCAACTTCACGCGCATTCTGCCGGCGATGTTCCTCTACGCCGACGGGCGCATGTATCGGGAGATGCAGTTCCTCGCGACCAGGATCACCCAGCCGGTACGGCTGATCGCGGGCAACCGCGAGTTTCCGCTGCCGATGTCGGTGCGGGCGCTGCGGCAAATCAACGTGCTCACCCCCGCAGGGCCGATCACCAATACCAGCACGCGCAAGCCGCTGGACCGCATCTCCCCGGAGTCGCTCGATTTCTTCTGGCCGCAAGCATCTTTCAAACCAGGATTGCCATTGAAATATGCAGTCGTCGGCTCTGTCTCGCCGGTCGTCACGCCGTTCACCCAGCCGCCGGTGCCGGTTCCTGACTCTCAGGAGATGACGCACACGGTTCGTTTGATGCCGGAGCCGGACAAGGCGTATTACGCGGAACTCTACGGCGACATTCGGCCGTTCCCGCTCTCGCCGGACAACCCCGAGACGTATCTGAGCGTGTACTGGCCCGAGCTATTTCTGTGCCTGTGCATGGTGTTCGGCTCCGGCTACCAGCGCGATTTCGGCGCGCAAGCGGATGATCCGGCGCGCGCGGTCAGCTGGGAATCGCAATACACCTATCTCCGCCAGGGCGGCGTGCTGGAGACAATGCGAATGCACGGCGTGGCGCCTGGTCCGCCGCCACCGCCGGTAGCTGCAGCACGGGGGTAGCGCATGCCCCTGGTTAAGCCCCAGGCCAAACCCGGCTTCCAGTCTCAGGCCACGCAAGCCCAGGCCACGGGCTCCTGGTACGGCGGCAATCTCGTGCGCTGGCGCGGCGGCCTGCTGGAAAAGTGGGGCGGCTGGGAGCGGCTGTTCCAGGATGCCTTCGGCGCCATCATCCGCCGCATGCACGCCTGGCTCGATCTCGGCAACAACAAGAACCTGCTGGTCGCGACCGATCTCGGCGTCCAACTCGCAATCCAGGACGCGATCTACGAGCTAGGACATCAGATCGATCTCCAGGGCGGTCTCATTCTGGAGCTTGGTGGCGCCGCGGCGACGACGTTCTCGACCACGGCCGGCTCGACCACGGTGACGGTGAATACCAACGTCTCGGTGGCGAGCGGCGGCACCTTCGTGTTCGAACTGCCGGTATCGCTGGGCGGCAATATCATTCCTGCGCAGACGTTCTTTAAGATCAAGGACCTGGTTGCCGGCGGCTTCACCTTCGACATGCCGCTGCAGGCAGCTGCGACGACAACCGGCGTCCCCGGCATTCGCCTGTTCACCAATGACCTGCCCAACATAATGTCCTGCTTGTGGCCCTCGCACGGGCTCAGCGTCGGGAGTCCCGTGACGTTTGCGCAGACCACGACGGTCAGATATGGCGCCGCGGGCACCTGGGAGCAGGTCAACTTCTCTGCCCCGGCCGGGACCGTGGTCTACGTCGACAGCGTGGTGGACGCGAACAACTTCCGCTTCCAGATGGGCGTGCTGGGAACGGGCAACGGCAACGGCGATCCCGAGCATCAGGTCTATGACGGCTGTGTCGCCGAGCACTCGACCACGACCGGCACGTTCAACACCTCGCTGGGCGTCGTGATCGGCATCGCCACCTCGCAACCGCTGGGCAATCCGCAGAAACAGTCCTGGTTCCTGGCCAATCTGGGGCAGGATGGCTTGGTGCTGGCGGCAGGTGGTCCGCTGCAGGTCTACCATCCGCCGATCACCAATGGTCCGTTTATCAAGCCGGTCGGTGCTGGCCCGCCGGTGACGGCGCCGCAGCACAACAACGGCATGATCGTCGCCATGCCGCAGGCACAGGTCATCCTGTTCGGCTCTGAGCCGATCCTGGGCTCCGGCGTGATCGATCCGCTGCTGGTGCGCTGGTCCGACGTCGGCGGCTACGACATCTATAATGCCACGGTGAGCAACCAGGCCGGCAGCTTCCGGCTCTCGCGCGGCTCGCGCATCGTCGGCGCTATCCAGGCGCCGCAGGCCACCCTGCTGTTCACCGACGTCGACTGCTGGATGATGAGCTATGTCGGGCCGCCGCTGATCTACGGCTTCGCCATCATGGCCACGGGCTGCGGCCTGGTCGCGCCGCATGCGGTCGGGGCAGTCGGGACGGCAACAATCTGGCAGTCGCTCAAGAACTTCTGGCAGTTCGCCGGCGGTGTGGCGCCGGTGCCGTGCACGGTGTGGGACTACATCTTCGAAGACATCGATACGGTCAACATCAACAAGTGCCACGCCGCGCCCAACTCCTCGACTAACGAGTTGGCGTTTTACTTCCCGTCCAAGGCGACGGCGCTATCGCCGGCGGGGAACCTGCTGCTGTGGTCGACAGAGTTGTGGCAGCTGAGTGCGTGGTCGCCTACGGGCGTCATCGTCGATTTCTACGCTCTGTTTACGGCACTGTACGTGTACGAGCCCAACATTCGGATTGGTGGCTGGTTCGACGACAGCGCGTTCGCGATGATCAGCTGGTGGGACCGCGACCTGCAGGGCAAGGTCGGCGTCATCATCTTCGCCCCGGACGGCAGCGGCACGGTCATCAATCTGAAAGAGACCGCCACCACCGGGCAGCACCACATCACCCAGCTGGTGCTCAAGCGCGCGGAGAAGATCACCTATACGTTCTCGCTCTACGCGCACTATCAGTCGACGCGGAATCTGACGCTGCTCGCCGGCTTCGTCGGCGCCTACGCCTACGCGACGTTCGACGTCATCCACGGGAATATAGTTTCCAGCGGTGTGTCGGCGCCGTCGTTCATGCTCAATGAGGCCAAGGTAGTCCAGGACCAGCTGGCGACCGGGCCAGGCGGCAATGGCTGGATGCGGTACATAATGACGTTCACCAGCGATCACTCGCCCGAGCTAGGAGTATCCATCAACGTCACCAATGGCACGCAGCTGAGCTACCTGGGCGTGCCGCCGAATGGCTGCTTGATCTGGGGCGCGCAGCTGGTCGAGGGCAGCATCCCGCAGGACTACCAGCCGACGTCGGGCACACAGGTGCAGAACGAGACCACGAAATACGTCAAGGTCAATATGGCGGAGGGCGGCGCCTGGGATAGCGGCGTGCTGACGCGCTCCGCCTGGCTGGACAACTCGATCTGGGGAACGCCGCTGGGCGCCGACGAAAATAATCTTGTGCAGCAGCACGAGCGCGGGTTTGACGCCGATACCGAGCCGATGAAAGGTGTGTACGTGGAGACCGGCTTCGTCGAGCTAGGCGACGGCAGCATCATCATGATGGTCGATGAGTGCCATCCCGACTTCAAGTGGGCCGGCCGCGACGGCGGCGTGAAGGTCACGATCAAAGCGGCCAACTACCCCGAGGGGCCGGTGCATGATTTCGGGCCGTATTCGATGACGCCAACACGGCAGTTCTTTAGCCCGCGGGTACGCGCGCGCTACGTGGGGCTCAAGTACGAGTGGGACCACCTCAAGGGCTTCTCGGCGCGCGTCGGTGTGGTGACCTATCGGGTGAAGCCGGCGGGAAAACGACCGTGAGAGTCGAGGAAGTCTGGCGGCTGCTGGCGCAATCGATGAATGCGATGGCGGACCATGTAGCCAATGGGAAGGGCTACGGGCTCACGCCGGTAGCCTTCGATGACCTGCCGGACGCGCCCAAGGTCGGGACGATCATGTGCGTCAACAACAGCCTGACCAACACTTGGGGCGCCGTGATCGCTGGTGGCACGCTGCCGGCGACGATTTATACTGTGCTGGCGTTCTATAACGGCACGAACTGGACGGTGATTGGAAAATGACCTATCTGCCCCCGGATTCTCCGCCAATGTCCCAGCAGCCGCCGCCGGCCTCTTTCGACCAATGGGCCGCGTCAATGATGCTGGTGGTGCAGGCAATGCAGCGCTTGCACGCTGCCTTCGACGAAAAGTTCGTCCACTCCAAGAGCAGCCCATGAGCGAGCAGCTGGATACTTATCTGACGCAATCCTATCGCCGCGAGGTGCTGGGTGACGCCGTAACCGTCGAGATGCCGCCGGTGTCCGACAAGCTGATCGCGGAGATCGAGAAAGAGATCGGGCGCATCGATGGCTTGAACCTGGGCGCGCACTTGGCGAACCGAGATTTCGTGAGCTACACCAATCGGCGGGCGATGCTGCGGCTGTTGTTAAAGCTCAAATCGGAACGGATACGGCAGAAGATGGAGCAGGAAGATGCCGCTTCAAGGGCCGGGACACTTCGAGGAGAACGTGCGGACGCTAATGGGGGAGATCGGGAAGTCCCCGCACGTCCAGAGCCGTAAGCAGGCCCTCGCCATCGCCTATTCCAAGGAGCGCGGGCGCGCCGAAGGTGGTGCCGTCGCCGGGCTGGTCAACCACGACAACGATCCCGAGTTGCCGCGCACGCCCGAGCCAGCGGAGATGGTGCCGATGATGCCGACGCCAAGGGGCTACCGCGATCCAGCCTATATCGACGTGATCCAGCGCTTGCTGGAAGGCCAAAAACGGCTCAACCAGATGCACCCGATACAACGCGAGCAGCTGCGGCGCTATGCCATCGGCGGCGTGCTGCGCTACATGCGAGGCGGTGCAGTCTGATGGCAGGGCCGCTGCCGTACAGCGCGCTGCTCGATGCCTCGACGTCGGCGCTGATCTTTCTCAGCCAGCGTATCCCGGTGATCGTGTTCCTGACCAAGGCGATGTCGGAGGCCGATCACGTCTACACCGTCAACTACCCGAACTATCTGCAGGAGTTCCCGATCGCCAAGCTGCCGCCCGATGCCTGGCCGTTGTGGACCTGGGAGAGTGACCGGCGGACATTCGTGCCGACGCAAGTCGACCTGATTACCGATCGGCTGCGGCTCTTTTCCCAGCTGGCAGTCAAGAAGGCGACCGCGCTCGTGGAGGTAACCAGGGCGCTGACGATGGCGCGCTATCCGGCGTGGGACGGCGTGCCGATGCAGGATGTCGTGTACGTTGCCAAGAGGACACAGGCGCAACGGTTCAAGGACAAAGGCTATCCCGAGGGCGCGGAGCTAGATTTCCCTTATGTGCTGCAGTACGCGGACTTCTCCGGGCTGACCATGAAGGCGGCGGCCGATGAGATACTGCTCAAGGCGACCTTCGCCGATGACCTGCTGTTAAAGAGCGAGTTCTTTCGTCTGAAATACTTCGAGCGGATTAAGATGGTTACGGACCTCGAAGCGGCGGATCGGATCATCCCGGACTTTCGGCGCGACTTCTTCAAGGCGTTGGAGGTGGAGCGTGCTGTTTACCCACTATAGGTCGGATTACGTTGGGCGCTTCGACACGCTGCCCGGCATGGCCAAGTTCAATGCCTATTTCAAGCTCTACCATCGCGTGGTGCCGGTCGATCGGACGGAGACCATCACCTTTCCCATCCGCACCAAATGCCTCTTTCCCCTGCCGAAAATGAAGACGTTCACGAAGACCTATGAGCAGGTCTGCAATGTGCGCGCTCGCAATCTGGCCGCTCGCGCCGAGCTTTTGGATTGTCCGCTTTACGTGTTCTGGTCAGGCGGCGTGGACAGCACGTGTGTCCTGGTTTCGTTCCTGAAATGTGCCACGTCTGCACAAAAACAGCGGATTGTGGTGCTGCTTTCCGAGGACAGCATTACCGAGTATCCGCTGTTCTATCAGGAGCACATTCGCGGCAAGCTACCATGCCGGTCGGCGATGCTGTTTCCCTACATTCTCGGCACCAACAACCTGCTCGTGAGCGGCGAGCACAACGATCAGATATTCGGTTCCGATATCACGGCGGAAGCGATCAACCGTTTCGGCGACGCGGCTATCGCCGGTCCTTATGATCGTCTGGTGTTCCTGAACTTTTTCGAGGAGAAGCTGGGCGGCGACAGCGAAACGGCGGCGTTTTATGTGGAACTCTTTGAGCGACTCAAGGAGGCGGCGCCGATCCCAATCAAGACCAACTACGAGCTATTCTGGTGGCTGAACTTTGCCGTGAAATGGCAGACGGTCTACATGCGGATGCTGAGCTACACGGCCAAGCGGAATGCCAACAAGCTCAACGCCAAGTACCTGAAAGACTACTACGCACCGTTCTACAACACCGAGGACTTTCAGCTGTGGAGCATGAACAATCTCAACAGCCGGATTAAAGATGGTTGGCGCAGCTACAAGTGGCCGGCGAAAGAGGTGATCTACGAGTTCACCAAGGACATGGATTATCTCAACACCAAGATCAAACGCGGCTCGCTGCAGTACCTATTCGCGCAGAACCAGCAGTTCAACTTCATGGATGATCGGTTTCGGTTCCATGATGCTCTGGGGCCGGATGAGTTCTATCAGGAACAGAACGACTTTCTGTGATCACGGTCATGCGCTGGGTTGAGTTGACGTGCCGGTGGGGATGGCCGGCGGCGGCAAAAACCAGCGCGACCTTGGCCTCAGCTGCCACCCACACGCCATGCGGATATTCGGCTGGGATGTGGATCATGTGGCCGGCGGTGACTGCAATGTCCCGCCCGTCGATGTGGACGAAGCCCCCGCCCGTGATGATGTAGAGTTCGTGGTCGCCTTCGTGGGTATGCAGGGGAAAGCGCGAGCCTGGCTGCATCCGCACGAAGTCACAGCCGATCGCGCTGCCGTCCGCCTTGATGTCGCGGACGCCCTGTTTGCCGTCGATGCCGCGAAGCGGGACGCCGGCGTCGTCGTACATGGCACGCCAGTCGCCGTCGGTGATGTGGCGGATATGGTCGCGGTAACGCCAGGTCCGCGGCTGCAGGTCCATGCCTGTCCTCCCGTGGTGTGATAAGTTCGCGAATCATGCCTACCACGGCGTACCGACGAAAGCAGCCGGACTCCGATGACGAGCCCCAAGGCGGCTTTCTGCGCAGGAGTGAGGACGGCAAGATTCAATGGCGCGGCATGCGCCGGACGAAGCAGCCGCGCCTGAGCGGGTTAGAGCGAGCGTACTGGGACGAGTATCAGAACAAGATCGCCAGCCTGCACTATCTCAACTCGAAGCGCTTCAACAGGCATGGCAACGCCGTTCCCGACGGCACCGACTTTGCGGTGATCAGTCGCCCCGGTAGTTTCGGCGGCGGCGAGCATCGGCGCCTTGTGTTCTTCAATCGCGCGCGGTTTTCATGTTCGGCTATCACCTGCAGCTGTTTGCGCATTCGTCCCGATTATGGCGGCTGCGGCGGTGGCTGCGATGGTGGCTGCGGTGGCGGCTGCGGCGGTTGCGGCTGCGATACTGGCGGTGATGCCTGCAGCGGCGGCTGCGCCATGGGTGGCGATACCTGCGGCTCTTGCGGCGGCTGCGGTGCGGCCTGTGGTGGCTGCGGCGCGACTGCCGGCGCCGGCTCATCAGGTGGTTGCGGCCCTGGCGCCTGCAGCTGCGAGGGCGGCTGTCCCGGTGGCGCCTGCGGTGGTTGTTCGACTGGTGGCGGCGGGTGTTCGGGCTGCAGCGGTGGCTGCGGCGCAG